CAAAGATGGCCCAAACGATTGTTACGCAATTTGCGGGGAGTCTCGGCAGGCTCCACCTCCTGATGGGCTTCGACCCCAAGGACGTTGGCCGCAGGATGCGCTGGGCGCGCGAGGCGAAAGGATGGACACAGCTGGAGTTCTCCCGCCAGGCGAATGTGAGCCCGGGCACAGTCAGCCGGTGGGAGCGGGGGATGGTGCCGCCGGTGCGGGAGCTGATCCGGCTCGCCGGTGTGCTGGACATCGACCCGGTCGACCTGGTCGAGCCGTCGCCGCCCGTCGGGGCCGAGCTGGTCGAGGAGGCGCGCGTGCGGGAGATCCTCCGGGAGGAGCTCGCCCCGGTCGTCGAACGGCTCGAGCTGATCCTCCAGCTCGTCGCCGGAGAAAGCCGGGAAGCGGCGTGGAGCCGACACCGGATGGGCGGCCCGAAAGGCTAGCCCGGTAATGGCGGTGCGGGACCTGAAGCGTTGCCAGCGGTGCGCCGCACGGAGCGAGCGCGCCCGGGTAGAGCTCCGCGACGCGATCCTGGCCGCGAACCGGTCCGGTGAGTCGGTGCGGGATATCGCCCCCTACGCGGGAATCAGCCCCAGCCTGGTGCACGAGCTGCTCAAGGAAGCGAAGCAGCTCGAAACCGACCAGCCCGCCGCCCCGGACGAGTAGCCCCGGCTACTCGTCCTTCAGGCAGGTGTAGATCGTCGCGTGCCCCTGCGGCGCGTTGATCACCAGGGTGCCGGCGCTGAACCCGTTCGGGCATGTGAACCCGCCGCCCGGGCCTGGCGGGCCGGGCGGCCCGGCGGGGCCGATGTCGCCTTTCGCCCCGGGGTCGCCCTTCGGACCCTGCTGCCCTGCGGGGCCGGCGGGACCCGCGTCGCCCTTCGGGCCGGCGGGGCCGGCGGGGCCGGGGGCGCCCTGGCCGACGTTGATCGTCACCGTCCGGCCGGGTGCGGCGTTCCCGCTCGACAGCGCGGTCGAGGTGAGGTACCCGGACGCGCCCGCCAATGCGAGAGCCCCCGCGGTCAACGCGCCCGCCTTACCCGTGCTCCGGATCGCGCTCAGCGCCTGGGTGATCATCGTGGTGCAGCTCCTCGTGGATCTCCACGGTGGCTTTCGCGGCGGCCGCGATCAGCGCCTGCAACGCGAGGACCAGGCTGCCCAGGCCGGTCACGAACGCGCCGGCGGCCGCCATGGTCTCGCCGACTGACATCGCGAGCACGGGTCACACGCCCTGCCCGGCCTGTTCACCCTGGTCACCTGGCGGCTGGTTCGCGATCCCGTACACGCCGCCGAACGCGAGGAGCGCGGTGGTGGCGATCGTGACCCATTGCGCGGCGGTCACCGCCCCGAGTGACTCGCCGCCGACCAGGGTGACCTGGAGGGCGCCGAGCCCGGCGACGAGGGCGGCGAACACCGCTTTCAGCGCTTGCTTCACGAACATGACCGGTTTCACCCCACCATCCCCCCTGTCTTAAGCTACCCCGTCATGGAAACCGAAGAGCTCACCGTCCAGGCTGCGCTCGAGGCGGTGCGCGACGCGGCCGACAAATGGCGGCGGGCGCATACCGATTACTGGACACGTAACACGGAGCGGCTCCAGACGCAGAACGTCCGGTACATCGCCGTCAAGCAGGCAGAGCTCGCCCTGTTGGACGCGCTCGCCGCCTATGACCGCGCAGCCCGCCATTAGCGCTACGCGCGGGTGATCCGGATGAACGCGGGGCTGAAGCTGTCTGGTGTCGTCCCGGTCCCCGCCTGGACGAAGCCGTTGCTGACGGTGGCGTAGGCGCGGACGGTGTAGGTGTGGGATCCCGCGGCGGGTGTCAGCTTCCGCCGCGCGAACGCCGGGATATTCATGTTCACGGCCCCGGAGAGGGTGACGATCCGGCCGATGTCGACGCCGTCGGCCCAGAGCGACACAACGAGGAACGGCGCTCCCGTCGCCCCCGTGGAGAGCGCGGGCGCGTAGAAGTCGACGATGACGGGTGACCCGTCGAACGTGACCGCGCCGGCGCTGACGACCTGGACGGCGGCGCTCGCGGCGACAACGGTGACGGTGACCGCCGCCGTGATCTGCTGGTAGGCGAGCTCGGCGCCGGCGGTGGCGGGGAGCTGGCCGGCGGGGATCTTCCCGGTCGCGTCAAGGGTGGCGACGCCGTTCGCGGTCCCGGCGGGGAGCTGCGCGACCGGGACTTTCGAGCCGGCGTCCAAACCGGCGAGCCCGTTGCTGGTGCCCCTGACGGTCTCGATCTGGGTGGCGAGCTCATGCATGTCGGTGGGGACGTCGGCGGGGTCGGTCGGCTCCGGGTAGGGGAGCAGCAGGGTCGGCGTGGTTCCCATACGGGGTCTCCTTAGGCTCGGGTGATGCGGAGCGCTGCGGGTGAGTCGGCGCCGCTGCCGCCGTCGCCGGCGCGGATGGTGCCGCTCCCGGCGTCGACCCAGGCGCGGACACTGAACGTGTGGCTGCCGCTCGTGGGGGTGAACCGGAGGCGGCCGCTGACCGGCATGATGATCGCGGCGGCGGCGGCGGCCGCGTCGGCGATAGCGAGGTTGCACCGGATGCTGGCCCCGTCGAACAGGGCGATCGTGACGGTGCGGCCCGCCGACGCGGGTGTGCGGACCGCGGCAGCCGAGAATTCGCACACGATCGCGGTGGCCCCGTCGAACGTGAGCGCGGGGGCTGTGACCACAACGGTGGCGGTCGCCGCGCTGGTACCGGTGACGCTGACGTCACCGGTTCGCTCCGTGTAGGCGAGCTCGCCGGCGGGGCCGCCGTCACGGACGGAGCCGATCGCGAGCATCCCCGTCCGGGGGCTGAGCATGTAGACGGGCTCCCCGACGGTGGGGACGTACTGGGCGAGCCGGGCGACCGTGATCGCCGCCCCCCCGGCGACCGAGACGTTGACGTGCCGCTGGTCGGGGATCCCGGTGACGGTGCCGACGACGATCTCGACGCCCGCCTGGTCGTTGACCGCGTCCCTGAGCACATAGGGGAGGGTGCGTGTGAACGGGACGCTCACGCGGTCACCTTGTACTGGCTGGTGGTGGTCACCTCGAGCGCCCCGTCGACGTCGAGTCCGAGCCGGACCGCGTTCACGAGCTGCTGCTCGGTGCGGCCGTCGGGGAACCCGATCTGGATGAGGTCGCCCGGCTCCACGGCGGGGTTCGGGATCCCCTGCAGCACCAGTGTGCGGGACAGTCCGAGGCGGAGGTTGAGCAGGGAGCGGGCGGCCGCGTCCGCCTGCGCCTGGGTGGTGACCGCGGTCGAGCTCGAGATCAGGGCGACGCTCCCGAACGGGCCGCCCCACCGTGTGGGGGCGGCGGGGTCGCTGTAGACGGCGAGCGAGTAGATCGGCGGCACGTCGCTGGCGGGCTGCCCTCTCACCATCACCCCGTTCCGGACGCTGGAGCGGTCGAGCGTCTCCTGGGCGGCGATCATGGACCCGCGGTCGCCGGCGTCGAGTGTCCACGCGACGACGGGGGGCCGGTCGCGGGGGCGGATCACGAAGTCACCGTGGTTGTCGAACAGCACCTCGGCGCCGACGCTCGACGCGAGATCCGCGATGGCGGCCGCCCGGTCCTCGTCGTACACGGTGCCGCCCGCGAGGACCGGCTCGGAGGCGGGGTCGGTTTCGACGTGGTAGGCGATCGTGCTCCCGAACACGCTCTGGACGGCGAGCATCGCCGCCGTCGACGGGGGGACACCGGCGGGCGCCCACGGGTAGATCAGCGTCTCGTCCTGCACCTGCGCCATCCCGTCGGACAGGGTGAGGGTCGATTGCCCCTGCAGCTCACCCCACACGATCGAGTCGACCCGGAACCGGCCCAGCTGCACCCGCTCCGTGGCCCCGTCGGCGTACCGGATGCCACGCTCGATCGTGCAGTAGCCGCCGTAGGGGAGCGAGTACACGAGGTCGCGGGTCGCCTGGTCGGTGAGGTCGAACGCGATGTCCAGCGACGCTTGCCGGCGGACCCTCGCGTCGCTGTCGATCGTGACCTCGCCGCCGATCACCTGTACCGCGACCGGTGTCGTCAGCGCGGTGGGCCGGTACACGCTCGCCGCCACACTGATCGAGTGCGACTCCCTCAGGGCGGCCAGGAACCTGGGGGTGACCGTCAACATTCAGACGTCGCTGGGGAGCCAGGGGATGACGGGGCTCGACCCGGTCGGATAGGTGTAGGCGAGCTGGTCGTAGGTGCCGACCGCCGCCTTCAACGCGGCGTAGGTGGCGAACTCGGCTTTCACGTTCGCGTACGTGTTCGGCGCCAACGGCACATACAGGGCCGGGTCGGGGCGGGCGACCTGGACGCACGCCACCTTGAACCGGCGTTCCGGGGCGACCCCGGGGGTGAGGAACCGCTCCTCCGTGAACCCGGTCACACCGAGGTACATGTTCCCGACCCCGAGCTCGGGGGTGGTTCTGAGGAGGAACGGGTAGCCGGACCCGAGCAGCGCCCGCATCTGGTCGCGCTCAGACAGGGTGTCGGTGAGGACGAGCAGCTCGCTCGACGGGGTCCACGAGGGGAGCGACGTGAGGACGGGGTCACGGCGGTTCAACACCCGGTGGACACCGACCGCCGCCTCGAAGTCGAGGTCGACCATGCTCTCTATCGTCAGCGCCAGAGAGTTCGTGGGTCTCGCGAGGTCGACGAACCAGGAGGGGCACTCCCCCCAGGTGATCGTGAACACCACGGTGGCGGTGCCGACGACGGTGGCGCCGTCCCACACGGTGACGGTGTAGGTGACGGGGACGTCGAGGGGGAGCTCGAAGTCGCGGACGATCTCGGTGGGGATCCCGACCGGCGCCCCGACGGCGCCCCTAACCCCCGCCACCGCCCCGGACGGGCTCGTCCGGTTGATCGTGAACGTGTCCGCGCCGGCGGGGACACCGTCCACCTGGAGCCGGGCGGCGTACCGGTCGGTATCCGGGGTGACGGTGAGCGTGACCGCCATCTCTATCTGAGCCCCGCGAGCAGCGTCTGCGCGACCCGGTTGTTCTGGGTGACGACCTCGTGGCGAACCAGGCCGCGGAGCTCCTGGTCACCGATGAACACCCTGACTTCGACGGGGCCGCCGCCGCCTGGGGGTGGCGGCGGGACGTCCTCGCCGCTCCGCTGCGCGGCCCGGATCAGCGCGTTGAACTGGTTCAGCGGGATCACCGCCTCGGGGCCGGCCTCACCGACCAGCGCGAACGTCGGCCCCGTGACGATGCCGCCCTCGGCGAGCCCGGGCAGCTTCGAGATCAGGCCGCCGCCGGGAATGCTGGGGAGGTTGATGTGCGACGGGATCGACCGGATCGCGTCCGTCAACGCGCGGGCGGCGCCGGCGGCCGCGTTGAACGCGCCGGCGATCGCGGACGCGATTCCCGACAGCGGGCCGAGCGCGCTGCTGGCGGCTTTCCCGGCGGCCTCGAGCGGGCCGGTGAACACGGCGGCGGCCGCTTTGGCGGCGCCCATGGCGGCGTTCAGGCCGCCCTGCAACGCGGACAGGACGCCGCGCAACCCGCCTGCTGCGCCGCCGGCGGCGTTGAACGCTGCGCGGAGAGCGTTCACGGCGGCGCTCGCCGCGCTCGAGGCGGCGGACACCGCGCTGCGGATCACGTTCCAGGCGGCCGAGACGGCGGTCTGGGTGGCCTGGGCTGCGGTGGCGACGGCCGTCCGGATCGCGTTCCACGCGGCGGTAGCGGCGGCCCGGGTGGCGTTCGCGGCGGTGGTGACCGCCCCGGTGATCGCCTGCCACACGCCGGTGACGAGCGCCCGGATCTGGTTGTTCACCGCGGTGACCAGCGACAGGATCCCGTTCCAGGCTGCGCCGGCGGCCGCCCGGATCCCCGCCCACAGCACGGTCAGCAGCATCTGCAAGGGGAGCAGCGTCTTCTTGATGTTGTCGACCATCAACGTGACGAGGTCACGGACGAGCTGCGTGAACGCCCGCCACGCACCCGACCAGTCGCCCCTGAGAAGGGCGGCGATCACCTTGAAGATGTCGGCGATCACCTTGAACGCGTCCTGCATCACCCGGACGTTCGCCATGATGATCGGGCCGATCAGGTTCCAGTTGTCGGCGAACACCTTCACGACAGCGATGACGGCCTGGCCCAATGCGAGCAGCGCCTGCCCGAACGCGTCGATCATCGGTTTCACCTGCTGGAACCCCTGCTGGATCGCCGCGCTGATCTGCGGCCAGTTCTTCTGCAGGTAGCCGATCACCTGCTCGATATAGGGGATTGTTTTGCCGACCAGGTCGCCGGCGAAGTTGTTGAACGACTCCTTGACGATGTTCAACTGTCCCGGCAAGGTTTTTCCGATCGCCTCCGCCGACCCACCGAACTCGCTGGTGAGCTCGCGCAGGATGATCTTCTGGGCGCCCATCGTGTCGCCGCTCTTCACCATCTGTTCGATCATCGTTTTCTGCGCGTCGGTGAACGTGACCCCCACCCGCCGCAAAGCGCTCACGCCCTTCACCGGGTCGTTCAGCGCCTTCCCCAGTTGCATCGCCGACGTGGTCATGTCCTGCCCGAGCGCCGTCGACATGTCGGTCATGATCTGCGTCGTCTGGGTGAAGACATCGTTGCCCTTGCCGGTCTCGTTCCGGATGTTCTTGAACGTCAAGAGCATGTTCTCGCCGGACTGGATCGCTTCGTCGTCGATCCCGGTTTTCTTCATGATCGACCCGGCCAGGTCTTGCACCTGCTTGGTGGTGACGTTCGCGGACTTCCCCGTCGATTTGATGACAGCCTCGGTCTGGGCGGTCACTTTCTGGGATTGCTCCCACTCGCCGATCCCGGTTTTGACGGTGTAGATGAGGGCGCCCACACCGGCCGCACCGGCGGCGAGGGCGCCCGCCTTCCCGACACTCTTCAGGCTCGAGGCGAACTTGCTGCTGCCCGTCTCCGCTTTCGCGAACCCGGAGGTGAGCCCGCTGGTGTCGGAGACGAAGTCGACGACGATCCGCGGGTTCCCCGCCATCTACCGCCTCCGGATCCTCCGCTGCTCGCGCTGCCGTGCGCGGGCCTCGTTTTCGGCGTACCGCCAGAACGCCGCGTACTCGTCCGCCGTCATCTCGTCGACCTGGCGGGGCGTCATCCGCCAGTACCGGCAGAAGGCGGCGAGCCCGTCGAGCTGCCGCCGCTCGAAGGGTCCAGTTTCTCCACCTCGGACGGCCGGATCGTGATCACCACGTCGTCGAGCGCCTCGAGCTCCACCTCGAAGCCTTGCCGGCGGAGCTTGATCCAGGCGAGCGCCGCGAACTTGTCGTCGGACTCGTCGTCGCTGAGGATCTGGCCGAGCGACCGGCCGAACTGCTCTTTCAGGGTGCGGAGCTCCCTGGGGGTGAACCGGGGTTGCGCCATGTCGTCGCGGAGCAGCTCCACCTCGGTGGGCAACTGGGGGGCGGGGATGGGTCTCAGGGGCTCGGCCATGACATCGTCCTGATCTCGGACTGGGCGGCCTCCTGGCCTGCCTCCTCCAGTTGGGGGCCGGCGTCCATGGCGGCCGGGTACAGGTAGTTCCCCTGCGAGCTGTGCGGGTGGCCGCGGCCCCCGTACTCCACATAGGTGGCGTAGGGGACACCGGCGCCCATGCTCACGCTGGCGCCGTCACCCGTGGACTGCGCCATGACGCTCCCGGCGAGCCGGCCCGTCCGCCGGGGGACGGTGCCCTGCACCTGGGACGCGACGTCGTTTGCGACACGCTCGAAGTCGTCGCGGCTGCCGCGGTCGATTTTCCCGGCGAGCTTCCGGATCCCGGCGGCGAGCTCGCTGACCCCGCGGATCTTCACGTTCTGGGGCATCCCGGCTAGGCGGGCGGCGTGGTGATCTTCGTGGGCGGCGCCGTCAGCGACCACTCCAGGCTCACCTCGGACCCGTCGCCGGCGTCACCGTTCAACGGCGAGTACGGCTGCGGGATGACGGTGCCCGTCCAGCCGGGGTTCGTGACCGAGATCGCCTGATCCTTGTCCGCGGACACGAGGAACGCGCACGGGACGGCGGCGTCAACCAGGGGCTTCAGCACCGCCTCGGTGCCGTCGGTGTCCCACGACTGGTACAGCGTCGCGATCAGCGACCACTTCACCGCCCCGGGGTAGTCCACCGACCCGCACATCGTGTCCAGCGTCGTCGTGGACACGTCGGGGCTGAGCTCGATGTGGCTGGTGTAGCAGGCCAGCTCCTTCAGGGTGGCGTCGTCGGCGCCGAGCTGCAGGCTGGCGTTGTCGAGGATCACATGCGTCGGCATATTCAGGCTCCTGTTCCGTTGAGGCTGACGGGCACCCGGTAGCCGAGCCGGGCGCCCAGGTAATGCACGTTCGAGATGATCCACTCCCTTGGCGACTGCGCGGAGGCGACCGGCCACGGGTACGCGTCGGCGCGCAACCGGTTGATCGTGTACACGACGAGCTGTTCCACCTGGTCGATCCCCGCCCCCGCCTCGATCCTCGAGCCGACGCACAGCACCACCACGTTGGCGATGGTCATGCACGGCCCCATCACCCTCGGCTGCTCCAGCCACGGGTCGTCCCACACCACCACCAGGGCGGGCGGGTACACCGAATCCGGGTAGTCGATATGGACGTCGGGGTCGCTGTCCTGGGCGGGTGCGAGCACGGCCTCGAGCCGTGCCCGCACCTCCTCGAGCGCGAGCTCGCTCACGCGACCGCCCAGTGCTGCTTCAGCGGGGTGAGCGAGTTGGAGTAGCGTCGGAACCCGTCCGCGGGGGCAGTGAGCGAACCGGTCTGGTCGAACCCGATCACCCCGAACGCCGCATCCTGCGCCTTGAACCACTCCACCGCCCGGGCGACGTTCACCCGGTTCGCCAACGGATCATCCGCGGGGATCGGGTCGTCGGGGTCGCGGGCGGTGTCATGGTCGATCTCGCTGGCGGCCGCGTCCAGGCACGACTGGAGACCTGGGGTGTTCTCCGCGGTCGCGCGGACCCGGAGCGCGGCCGCCAGCTCGTCAACGGTCGCGTAAGCCATTGGCCCCTCAGCCGGCTTTCTTGACCGTCGAGAGGATGTCCGCCTTGCTCATCGCGTTCGAGACACCATCGATGTTGTGGGCGGCGGCGTAGTCGAGGAGCTCCTGCTTCGTCATCCCGTCGAGGGCGTCGCCGCTCGCCGGCGCCGCGTACTCTCCCGCCTCGAGCCGTTCCCGGTACTTCGTCACGGCTACGGCCCCGCCGGCGCGGTCAGCTCCGCGAACGCGCCGGGGTCGGTGACCGCACAGGCGAACGCACCGATGATCCCGACCTCGACACCGCCGATCGACGGCTCCACCGCGCGCAACTCGACCGGGGAGCCGGCCGTCTCAGCGCACAGCAGCGCCGAGAAGTCACCGACGATCACCGTCCCGGCGGGCAGACCCGCCGACGCGACGAACCGGAGCCCGGCGATGCTCGGGAACGACCCCGTCGACAGGTCCGCCGAGCCGGTGGCGAGGAACACGGGGGAGACGGCGCTGACCATGCCGACGAGCTTGTACGCGTCGGCTGGGTTCGCGGCGACCGTGTTCGCATACCGGCCCGTGTTCGCGTACACCTCGCCCGCGGCCGCGGTGATCGCGGCCATCCACCCTTCGAGGTCGTCGGTCGCCACCGGTGTCGGTGTCGCGTCGGCGGCGGCGAGCACCGCCCCCGCGGCGGCATCCGTTTTCTTCGCGTAGTCGGCGGCGGCCAGATCGAACCAGAGCTGCATCGCGTCCGGGTTCGACCACTGGATCACCTGCCACGAGAAGTTCCCGGCGACGAGATACGTGGAGGCGAGCGCCTCGAGGATCTCGACGAACATCGCGCCGTTCCCCGCCTCCGTCTTCTCGGCCGCCTGTACTGCGACGTCGGGCCGGTCGGTGATCTGCGGGAACTGCACTTTCCCGGCGGTCAACGCGACATTGTTGGCGGCCTGGACGAGCGGCCTGGCCCGGTTGATCACCTGCATGATCTGGTTGATGTACTGGGCCTGCAGGAGACCCGCCACGTTCGTCGTGATCACCTGCGCGACGGCCCGCTCGAGCCGCTGCTGGGCGGAGCGGCGCAGGTGCGGGCTAACCGTCGACCCGATCTTGTCGAACCGGGTGATCAGCACGTCGCGCGCGTAGTGCGCGAACGTCCGGTACCCGTCCTCCTCGCCGCCTTCCCCACCGTCGCCCCCGTTGCCGTCGCCTCCGTCGCCCTGGTCGCCCTCCGGGGTTTCGCGGCGGCGGCTCAGCATCTTCCGGGCGTCCCTGGCGTTCGCGCGGGTCTCCTCGAAGTCGAGGATCTCCTCGATCTGCGGCTCCAGCTGGTCGGCGAGCCGCTGCTTCATCGTCCGAGTCAGGTCGCGCTCGGCGTCGGAGAGGTCGCGTTCCTCCTCGGCGGCGCGCGCCATGATCGAGTCGATGTTCTCGTGGATCCGTTCGCGCTCGTCCACCAAGCGCTGCAAAACGGCGTTCCCCATGATGGGCTCCTCCTAGTCGATGGTCGACGGGGTGCCGTTATGCCGGGTGCCGCTATTGCGCGGGGTGCGGCGCTACGGGGTGCCGTTCTTCGCTGTGAAGCCTAGACGCGGATCCCGACGGCGCGCAACCGGTCGCGCTGTTCCTCCACCACCATGGGGAGCACGAGCTCGGCGGCGATCACCTCCCGGTGGCGTTGCGCGGTGATCACGGCGCCCTGATACGCGGGTGAGCGGACAAGGCTGATCTCGTGGAGCTCGCAGCTCCTTCTGACCACGGTCCCCTCGGGGGTGCGTTTCCAGTGGGTATACCGGTCGGTGAACCCGATCGAGAAGCCGGGGAGGATCCCCTCCCGGACGAGCTCCAACGCCTGGTCGCCGAACGGCCCGCCGTGCACCTGGAACACCCCGTACAACCCTGAGGATTCCTCGTGGAGCTCACGGCACACGCCGATCGAATCGGCGAGCCCGTCACGGTGCTCGTACCGGAGCTCCAGCCGGTTCGCCGCGCGCGCCTGCCGTTTGAACGCGCCCGGCTCGAACACCTCGTAGTAGGCGGCCCCGTCCGGGGCGTCACTGACCTGTGCGGCCTCCCCGTACGGGACGCAGCACCCCTCCAGGGTGCGGCCGTCGCCGGCCTCGAGCTGCGCCCGGAACGTCCTGTGCAGGATCATCCTTGGATCACCTCCAGTTGCGGCACCGCCGGCGGCGGCTGCTGGTTCGCCTTCGCGCCCGGCGGCTCCTCGATCATCTCGATCGCCTCGCCTTCCGCGAGCGGCGGCAGGTTCGGCACCTTGGCGCGCACCTCGTTCACCGTGACGACACCGGCGGCGAGGAGTTTCAACCACACGTCGGTTTCGGTTGCGAGGTCGGGGCGGAGGAGGTCGCTCCCGTCGAACTCGACCCAGGCGCCCCGGGGCACCCATGTGGACAGGTGCGACGCGATCCGCTTCGCGGCCGGGTACAGCTCGCTCCGCCACCACGTCGAGAACAGCATCTCCGGGTTCGAGTAGTTCAACCCGCCCGCCTGTTCCATGTTCAGCATGAACGCGGGCACCCCGAACGCGGCCGCGATCTGCTTCGCGTCCCACTCCCTCGACTCGAGGAGGGCGAGGTCTTTCGGGTTGAACGCGAACTGGGTGAACGCGACGTCCTGGGGGAGCACCGCGGGCGCCCCTCTGGCGTCGGCCCTGGCGATCAGCCAGTCCTCTTTCAACTGTCTCGCCTGATCAGGGTTGAACGAGCGCCGGTCGACCTGGAGGATCGCCCAGGGGACACCGCCCGTGTACATGTCCGCCGCCAGCCGTTCCGCGGAGGCGGCGGCGGCGACGTTCCCGGCGTACCCCTCAAGAGCGCTGGTGCCGCGCAACCCGCCGCGAGGGTCACGGGTGATCTGCAACACGTCGTCCGTGTTCAACAGCGCCTGGTTCACCCTGTAGGCGCGGCCGCCGGCGGGATCCTCGGTCACGTTGACGCGCTGCGGGTCGAGGACAGTCCACGTCTGCGGGTAACCGGTCTGGTACCTCGACGTGACCCACAGGAACGCGTCCCCATAGGCGTACATGCTGTAGGTGGCCGCGAACACTGCGTCGCCGATCCCCCCGGGGAACCACACCGGGTCGGGGTTCGACACCCACAGTGGCTCGAACGAGCCGCGGAACCTGAGCGGCAAGGTGGCGACCTGCTGGCAGACGAGCTGGAGGCAGCGGGCGACGGTGCCGACGCCAGCGCACCCGGGGAGCGCCTCGAACCACCCGTTCTGCGGGTACCGGAGCGCGTGCGAGATGAAGTCGTCGACGCTGGTGTAGGTCGGCGGCACCGCGTTCGTCGCCGCCGATCGTGAGACGGGGTCGCGGCGCCACAGGCGCATAAGCGCATCATATGCTTCGCATCCGGGTGGCACGCGAGAAGTTATGGGCGCCGGTCGAGGACAACCTGTCGTCGCGCGGCCCCAAACGCGCCCTCCAATTGGTCGAGATGCCACCCTGGATCGGGTGGCGCACCACATCGGAGAGCGCCCGTGCGATCCGGTGGATCGAGCGCTACCTCCCGGTACCTGTCGGGTACGGGCAAGGGGAGCCGATGCGACTCGCCGGGTTCCAGAAGCGGATCATCCGGACGATGTACGACCACCTCGCCGCGTTCGTCAGCATCCCAGCGGCGAACGGGAAATCGACCTTGCTCGCCGCGGTCGCCGTCGAACGGTTGTGCCGCGGTGACGCGTACACCGAGGTGATCGTGCTCGCCACAAAGCGGGAGCAGGCGGCGATCATGGTCGAGGCCGCCAAACGGTTCGTGAAAAGCGTCCCCGAGCTCGCATCACGGTGCGTCTGGTACGCCGACGCCGGCATCCTCGAGTTCAAGCCCACCGGCAGCCGATTACAGGCGCACCCCGCGAAGCTGAGTTCGCTGCAGGGGTTGAACTTCAGTCTCGCCGTGGTCGACGAGGTGGGGTTCGCCGACGACCCCCTGATCGAAGCGCTCATCGCAAGGCTCGCCAAGAGGCCGGACGCGCGGCTGATCGGGATCGGCACCCCCGGGTTCGAGCCGAACATGCTCCACCGGTTGCGCGAAGACCACCACGACGGGTCACTCCCCCGCGGTGTCGCCTACCTCGAGTGGGCCGCCCCCGAGGGGGCCGACCTCCATGATCAGCGGGCGTGGCGGCAAGCGAACCCCGCACTCGCCGCCGGGTTCCTCGGCCCGGAAGCGCTCGCCATCCAAGCCGACCTACTCCCCGAAAGGGCGTTCCGCGTCTACCACCTCGGCCAGTGGGTCGACCAGGCCGCCGGCTGGCTCCCCCCCGGCGCCTGGCAATCCCAACCAGTAGCGGAACCACCCCCGCCCGGCGCCGAAGTCGTCCTTGCCGTCGAGGGGACGTACCGCAGGACGCTCGCCGTCGTCGGCTGCGGCCTGGACGGCACCCTGTTCTTCTGCTGGGCCGCCGAAGCCGCCACCGACGACGAGCTCCGCCACGTCCTCGACCAGGCGTGCGCCCAGTGGAACGTCCTCGAGGTCACCTACCCGAAACGGATCCGCACCCGCCTGTTCGACCAGCTCCGCGACCACGGGCTCCCCGTCCAACCGTGGGACCAGAAACCCGACAACGAGGCCGCCTCAGCGAACGAGCTGTACCGCGCCGTCCTCGAGGCTCGCGTCCCCCACGAGCACCACCCCCTCCTCGAGGAACACGTCCACAATCTCGCCGTCCGCACCAACGTCGACGGCTCACTGCGCCTCACGAGACCGGACACCGGCCAACACGTCGACGCCGCCCTCGCCGCACGGGCCGCATGGTGGCGAGCGTTCCAACTCGCCGACCAGAACACGGCCGAACCGATCCGAATCTACTAGCCGCGACCCGATCCGACCGTTGCCAGGCTTGGCACCAGCGCGCCGGGCTGTCCATCGCCAAATCGGACACTGGGGACTTCGGGGGCGGTGGCGCGCTTAAAAACCGCGGCGCGTCCTGATGCGAAACGGCGTGGCGTGCGCGGCCCACCATGAGCGCGCTCGATCGTCGAGCTCGACCCATAGGAGGTACGACCAGTCACCGCCCTGGCGGGGGCGGGCCACGATCACATGGAGTGGTGCGGCCCGGGTCAGACTGGCTTGGTGCCGACGCCGTCCCATGGTTTCGCGTGGCCGGCGAGGAGCATCAACCGTGCGTAGTCGGTGTCGTCGGCGAGGGTGATGTCGCCGTCGATGCGGCCACCGAACTTGTCCCACCCGTGGCTCGTGACCCGGATGGTGTCGCCCGGTTTGAGCAGGGTCTTGGCGTAGCTGGCTGCGTCCTTGCCGGCGGGGGTGGAGAGCTCAGGTGCGTTGATGCCGAGGATCCGGATGCGGGTGTAGACGGTGAGGTCGAACCCGACGTCGAGCTTGGCGTGGACGGTGTCGCCGTCGTGCACCACTTCGACGGTGCCGGTGTAGGGGCCGAACGCCTGGCCTGCCATCGTCTAGCCCCAGCCGTTGAAGTAGGCGAGCACCACGAACACGGCGATGAGGGCGAGCGCGATCTCACCGATGGTGGGGGTGGTGATCTTCACCTGTTTCCGCCGGCGCGTTTGCCGACGGCGCGGACGGCGGGGTTGCTCGACTGCTTGATCCGCTTCAGGACGTGCGAGTACGAGCCGCTCGTGGTCTTGCGTCCGCTGTAGCTGAGCGCTGCCCTCGCTCGCTTGGCGGTGTTGATCGGGTACTCCCGAGTCCTGGGGTACGCGAACTGGCTGGAGCGCAGCCGCTTCACGCCCTTCGCTGTTGACGCCTTGCCTGGTCTGGGACGTGCCATGGGTTCCTCGCTTGTGTGTGGTTCTCACGGTCGCTCGAGGTGGATGGCGCCTGACCAGACTCTACGCCCGGTCGGTGACGGTGGCCGCCGGGTGAGCTGCCGCTCACGGCCGAGCCTGCCGCCGAGCGTGCAGTTGCAACGACGGCACAGGACACGGAGGTTCGCGAGGTCGTAGCGCTGGCCGCCGAGGCAGAGGGGGATGATGTGGTCGACGGTGTCACCCCACCCGCCGCACATGGCGCAGGTGTGCCCGTCGCGGGCGAACACCATGGCGCGGACCTGGCGCCAGCGTCGCATGCTCATCCCGCCGTGGCTGGTGCGCATCACCCGGAGGGGATCGAGTAGCCGAACGGCAACGGGTCCGTCCCCTCGGGATCCCTGACGTAGGTTCCGCTGTGGGCGCCGCGGACGAACCTGTACCCGGTGCGCGGCCGGTGCTGCTCACCAGGCCGGGTGCTGTCGGTGATGTCCATTGCGGCGAGTGTGGCGTTCAGCCTCACGATTGCGGCCAGTGCTGATTGCAGGTGCGTGATGATCTCGTCGAGTTGTCTGTGCAAGTTGTTCGCGGTGACCGTGTGATGCGTTGCGTCTACACCGATGGTTTTGGTTTCCATTGAAGATCAACCCCCCGGTGTTCTAGTTGTAGTCGTGGTTCGCCCCCCTACCCCCCGTATCCACAGGCCACCCACAGGGTTATGCACAGGTGGGTGGCCGGTGGTCTCGCGCGCGGTATCTCGGTCCGTGCTCACCGGCGTGTAGTCCATGTGGTCTACGGCGGCGTGTGCAACGGGAGCCGCCCGCCCAGCGCGCTGATCGCCTGGTCGGCTTCGTCGACGGTGAGGCCGTCGACCGCGTTCACCTTGCGCCCGGTGATCTCCTCGAGCAGGTTCAGCCGGGCCTGCCCGTCCAGGTTCTTCTGCTCCAACAGCTGGATCAACTGGGCGCGCTGCGCCGGCGACGCAAGCTCAGGCCCAGGCTCGGGCTCGGGCTCCTCCAATGGGGTGATGAGCCGCTCGCGGAGCGAGACCCTGAACGCTTCGGTGCTGTCCAGGGCGGCGAGGAGCTCGTGGATCTCCGCCACGGTGAGCTCCTTGCTCGAGGCGACGGGGAGGCCGAGGATCACCGACGCGAACTCGCGCCTGGCGGCGAGCTCCGTGATGCCGTGCTCCCGGTAGGACGCGTGGAGCTTGCTGAGGAGCTGGCCCGCCGTCGCCGGCGGCCCAGCGACGGCGGGCGCCGGCGGCCCGGCCGCGGGCAGCCGCTCGTCGGCGGGGTCATGGTCGGGCTCCCACCATTCGCCCTCCTCCGGCTCCGGGTCCAACACCGGTTCCGCCCGCCCACCGGGCTGCGACCCAATGGGTGGGCGGGCTTCACCGGTGATCTCTGGCATCTCATCCGCGGGGGTTGTCTCGAACCCGGCGAGATGCATCACGAACCCCAGCGGCTGCCGTAGCGCCTTGCTGGTGGCCCGTGTCTGGGCCATCGACCGCAACGCATAGTCGTCCCTCGGCTTCCCCCGGGTTGGGTTCGGCCCCCATTCCTTCTCGCTGCGTAGGCACTCCGACTCCGCAGCCACCACGGCGCGGCCGTCGAGTGTTCGCGCTTCGACCCTGGCTTCCCATCCATCCTCGAGCCGGCGCGTCCACACGGTGTACGGGAACAGGCCGAGCATCGACCCGAGCAGCGTCCACCCCTCGACACGGACGTGGTCACGTCCGTGGATCGACGTGTACAGGCGGCGTTCCCTGATGACGCGCTCGAGCAGCCCCGACACCTGGACGGCCCGCTCGAGGATCCTCGCCGGATCGTTGCTGCCGAACAAGGTGAGCTCGGTCGAGATGATCTCGCCCTCCACCAGGTCGAGCTGCTCCAACGCCGGGTCACTCATCCCAGACCACCCGGATCTCGTCGAGCCATGCGTGGACGGCCATCCCGTTGTCCATCCGCACATGGCAGCGCCACCGATCTGGGAGCCACCGCCCGAACGACCAGCGACCAGGGATCTTCGAGGCGTCCTCGATCCGCCCGAGGGCGTTCCCGATCTGAACGCGCCGGTACACGAGGTCGCCGTCATTCGCGCTTGACGCAGTCACCGGAGCCCGCACATCCGTGACGTGTTCGGCCATGGTTGCCACCCGCGCGCCAAATAGCCTTGGACGCCTGCTGCGAGTTGCTCGCCGACCGTCCAATTGTTCGCGGTACCGTGCTGTTGCAGTGACCGGCCGCCGTAGACGCGCTGGAACGACAGGTCCATTTGGAGGCCGCCGTAGAACGGGGCGCCACTGTCAGTCCAGGAGCCCTCATGCGTGTGGATGCACAGCAGGCCGGCGATGATCCCGGCCAACCGGTCGACGCGGGTGACGAGCAACCGGTGGAGCTGCAAGGTCTTGGCGTGTTCTTGGCGCCAGCGTTGCGCCCATTTCTCAGGGCCGGCGCCGCGGAACCGGATCTCCCCATACCCGATGTCGCGTTGCCGGTCGAGTGGGTCTGGTGGGCGGGCGCCCCACGCGGCGACCGCCGCCGTCAGCGCGAGCGCCAGGCAGAGGAGCGCCGCCCACCGGCGAGAGCACGGCCTGGTCACGCCGCGCCTCGCGTCTTGCGCCCGCGGGCCACGAGTTCACCCGCGTGACCAACAGCAGCATCAGGGGCAGGGCTCGTTACGGCCGGATCGCCCAGCCCGCGGACAGCCTGTTCCTCGTCGAGCACGTTCAGGCGCCGGTCGATCTGGATGATCGGCCGTTTGAGCTGCTCGACGAGCTGATCCACGAGGGTGTCGTCGAGGTCGGCGACCAGCACCTCGAGCTGTCTGACCGCTTCCGCAAGGTGCTCGCACTTCTTGCGTGCCCTTCTGAGCGGGGGTCTCACCGGCTCGCCTGCTGGTTGAGGATGTCGCAGCGGTGCTGCGCAACGGCTGCGGTGCGGACGCTGTCCTCGCCGCCGAACCCGCCTGTCCGGTAGCGGGCGACCTCACAGTGGTTGTTCGCCCGGTCGAGGATCCAGAACGTCTGGCCGGTCTTCTGCCCGGCGGTCGACCACACGTAGAACCGAGGCCTGCTCACCGGTGTTGCCCCTGGTGGCGACGGGCTTCGTCCATCTCACGTCCACATGAGAACCCGATTCCACCGTGTCGGAGCGTGTTCGGCCCGCTGGGGGGTTTATGTGAAACCCCTGCAAAACCGGCTCTATCGTGTTGGGGCGGGTTGGAGCGTGTTGGGGGGTGACCGGCTTTGAAGACTCGCTGGGCCACCGGGCCCGTGCCGCTCCGAGCAGGGATTTTGCATGAACCGCTCTGAGCTTCGTCCACTTCTCGTCCACATGAGATGGACGAGGCGGCCGCGAGCCCGGCGATTTCGGCGTTCATCGGCGGGACACCAGACGCTCGATCTCGATCACCTCGCCGCGCCGGCGATGGCGGCGCGGGGCGATGAGCCAGAGCAGGAACAGCCCCGACGCCGTGAGCCAGCCGGCGACCGCGGCGAGCGCGATGAGCACCCACCCGTTCACTGGGCCGCTTCGCCGGCCTCCTGCCGCTGCGTGTCGCGCCGGTCACGGAGGAACGTCTCGTACCGGTCGAGGTGCACGGTGAGCTCGTCGGGGAACAGGTGCCGGTACCGCTCCAGGATGAGGCGGCCGCCGTCCTTGTGCCCGACGCGGGCGGCGATCGTCTCGGGTCGCATCCCGCTCGCGGCCATCAGGCTGATCGCGGTGTGGCGGAGATCGTGGGGGACGACCGTGTCGAACCGGGTGGCCGCCCACTCGGGGAGGCCGTGCTCCTCGCGCCACTCGCGGGCGGCCGCCTCCCGGGCGGGGTGCCAGACGCGCGCGTAGAAGTCCGCCTTCCCCCAGCGGCCCGCCTGGTAGGGGCGGCCGCCGCGGCCGGTGGGCTGGCCGCCGGCGCGCGGGAACACGATCCGGGTGCCGGGGCTGCGCGCGACGAGCTGCTCGGCCAGCAGGGTGCGCTCGAACGGGGCGAGCTGGATCAGCTTGTCCCTGCGCTCCTTGCACATGGGGCCGGGGATCATGATCAGCCCCCGCTTCAGGTCGACGCGGTCGTCGGTGAGCCCCAATGCTTCGCCGAGGCGGAGGCCGAGCAACCCCACGATCTCCGGGAACAGCGCGATCTGCTCCGGAAAGAACGATGCGAGCCGCTCGAGCTCGTCGAGGTCGAGCGCCATCCCCTCCCGGTTCGCCGTCCGGATCGGGTCGATATGCAGGAGCGCCAGGTCGAACCGCTGCCGGCGCCGGCGCGCGTCGCGGAGCCCTCGCTTCAGCCATTCCAGGTTCTTCTTGGCGGCGTTCGGGTGCTCGGCCGCGCGGGCGATGATCACGTCCTCCACCTCAACGAGGGACAGGTCGCAGAGGAGCCGCCGCCCGAACTCCCTGTCCCAGAACCCGCAGATCTCCCGGGCGCGGGCGGCTGTCCCCTCGGCTGGCTGGGTGGTCACCTCCCAGCGGCGCCGATACCCGTCCAGCATCTCGGCGACCGTGATCGGCTTCTCCTCGTGCAGCTCCCCCAGCGAACGCGCGAGCTTCCGGTTCAGCTCATACTTCTCGGCCGCCGCACGGGTCGGGAAGCTTCTCGCGCGCTCACCGGGGAGCCGTACCTGCCAGGATCCATAGTGCTTGCGGATCGACATCTAGCGGGCCTCCTCCTTCAGTCGGGGAGGCGATTCTCGTCGGCGCAGCGGGATAACGTTCGTCTCGCGCTGCCGGTCGAGATAGTCGAGCACAGCAGACTCCGGGAACCGGCGCAGCCTCCCCACCCTCACCGAGCCGATCTCACCGGTCTGGGCCTTGTGGAGCACCGTCTCGTAGTCGAGGCCGAGCAGCTCGGCGAGCTCGGCCCCCGTGTAGTGACGCTCGATAGGCATGTCCTTGTCTGCCTCCCCCCTTGCCGCAGATGGTTGCCGGACTTCATGCCCTCGTCACGCCGGCGCCTCGAAGAACCAGGCGATCGGTTTCCCTGTTGCCTCCGCGATACGGATCAGTCTCGCCGCGCTGATGTTCCGGCTTCTCCCGGTTTCGTAGCGGACGACGGTCTTGTAGGACACGTCGAGCCTGGCCGCGAGATGTTCACGGGAGAGGCCCGACTCGACCCTGGCCTTTCTGATCCGTGTTGCCAGCTCGTCCATCACTTGAAGCCTGATAATTTACTAGGCATGGTTCAGGTAGGCAAAGATGGCCCAAACGATTGTTACGCAATTTGCGGGGAGTCTCGGCAGGCTCCACCTCCTGATGGGCTTCGACCCCAAGGACGTTGGCCGCAGGATGCGCTGGGCGC